GTCTCGGACCTCGCTGACTTGCTCGTCCATTCCGATTTCGCGCATCAAATCCGCCTCCAGGCGCGTCAGGCGCATAGCTGGCAGGATTCGCTCCACGACAAACACCTGCGCGTCGGCCCATAGCTCCGGTCCGGCGTTGGTGCGGATGTACAGGCTGAGGTCGTCAAAAAGATAGAAGCGCGTAGCGTCCGGTCGTGGGTCATCTTGAAATGCTTCGCGGAGATTGTCCGCGAACGGTTCGAATGAGACTTCGATCAATTGCTGCTCCTCGTCCGTCAGGCGCGCGTCCATGCGGTAGTTATGGTGCAGATACGCGCGGACGGATTGCGGCAGGTCGTGCGCGTCAAATGCGCGGATTGCAGGGTCGAAGAATTGGATTTCTTGGATGATTTCGTGAATGGTTTTCATTGGATTGATTGCTGCGGATAGATTGGCCTACCCTTTCGCAGCACACTTGCGTGTGATGCGCGGAGGATGGGTCAGCGGTCCGATTTGCAATAGGTCCGGTAATCTATGCGGCCGATCAGATAGTCCGCGCATGCGCGTGAACGGTTTTCTGGCCAGCCGACAGGGCCTGTCAGCCAGTCGAATATGTCGGAATATGTGAGGCCGCGTGCCGACTTGCGTGCGTGCGTAAGGTTTCCGTTGATCAGGTTATCCACGGCCGTTTCTATGCGTTGGATTGATGTCATTGGATGGGTTAGGGTTAGGCTAAGTTGAAGAGCGCGCGAAAGTCTACGTAGTCGTAGCAAAGATCGGTTGAGAAGCGGTAAACACCAATGTCTTCCTGTCCATCGGCGCGTTTGACGGTGACATATTGCCAGCGTTCGCCTGACAGAATGAAAGGTTCTTCGAAGGCGCGGAGGCGGATAAATTCTGCGAGTTTCATTTAATTGGATGCGTTAGGTTTAGGTTTAGAAAGAGCAGCAGCCGCAGCACGGTGCGTCCTCACAACGGCCGCGCGCATTGCGCGTGCCGGACCAGCCGGACGAGGTTTTGACGCACACAAGGCCGGAGTTCTCAGGCATGCGGCCGGTGCATGCGTCGCAGTCAATACGCCACACACGGCCGCGCTTGGTGACGGTGCCAAGGCCTGAGGGAACGTATTCGTGACATTGGACACATTGGCCAGGATATCGGTTGATCATTGGATTGATTAAGTTTTGATTGATTGAGATTGAGATTGAAGAGACGTGTCAACCTACCGACGGCCGATAGATTGAAGCGGACCGTCAATTTCCGGCCGTTGTGATTCGTTGCACCCGTTTGGCACCCGTTCCATGCGGTTTGAATCCGACAATGAACCCACGGTTTCCTTTCGCGCATAGGCGGCACTTGTCGCACGAAATACCGTCAACGCGTTGGGCCGGACAGATGACCACGCGGTTGCCATCGGGTGTTGTGAAACGGTCCGCGCTGTCCGCAGGAACAACGGCCGCAACCGGAAGACCTAGTTTGGCCAATTGGTCGGCATGATTGACGGAGTTGGCGGACAGGTTGACAACGAAACCGCGCTTGTTGGCCGACCGTAGTGCGGACAGGTTATCTGGCGTCAACGGCTTATGGGTGTATGTGAAACCGCGCTTGCCAGTGTTTGCCTCCGTCAATTGCGAAAGGGCGTCTGCGTCAATTGAATCACCGACACCCGGTAAGTCTCCGGCTTGGTTGTGACGCCACAATTGGCCAGCTGGGAATGATCGGACTTTGGACAGGAATGAAGACCAGTCAAAACCGCGTTGTCCGCTTGTTACTTTGCTCCAATGAAGAGCCAAAGGGCCGCTGTCGGCATAGCAGCCGTCTTTCTTGAATGGGCATGCGTCGGAGCATGTAGCGGCCGACGATGTGGAAACCGGAATCGGTCCGGTTTTCGCGTTGGAAGAGACTAAGGTTAGGTGAACGTTCATTGGATTAATGGTTGGGTGTGAAACCGGCGGACGTTTCTAGATATGCTTGGAATAGGATGAAAGCGATGATTGCAGCTGCAATGATGAGGCGTTTGATGCGTTTGGTTTTCATGGATTAGATAGCGCGTTGACGTCTCCGAAACGAGCGTGAGCGGGAGCGAAAACGAGGTTGAGAACCCAAAGGCCCTCGTCTTCGTCGCCTTCGATTCGTTGATCGTCACCGAAGATAGTCACACGATTGGGAAAACCGTCCCAATCAACGTCAACGAAACGGGAGCGGAGGAAGGCGATTGCTGCGTCAACGCTTTCGAATGAGATGGGGACGTCAACGGGAAGGCCGGTTGCGACGGATTCTGCGACGGCGGTGAGGAGGTTTTCTTTCATGGGCTGACGATAGGTGATGCGTTTAATAGTTTCGTTTGTTCCATCCAGCTTGCGCCACCCGGTGGAACTCGCGATTGGCTGAGTCCTGAAGGTCGACGCTCAAATGTTTGAGCGAGCTTTGGAATCGTCCAAAGAGAAGCTGGTAATGCTTGGGGCTTTTGATTTCTCGGGCCTGCTTCATCAGCTTCATTGTCTCGGTTGCTTTCATTGGTGCGGACAGGCTAGGGGAGAGAGGGGAGAGAGTCAAAATAAATTTTGCTTTTCTTTTGAGAGAGAGTGAAAAGGGCCGGATTCATTGGGGAAAATGCGTGAAAAATTTTTGAGAGCGTTTACCTGGCGAAGTCAAAAATCGATTTTGGAGGGGTGGAAAACGAGGGAATCACAAGCCGGACGTTGAAAGCCGCAACCAAAGCCGCTATGCGTCATGCATGGCGAAGCCGAGCGAAGTGTGGGACGAAGTTAAAGCCCGATACCTATCGGGAGAGGAATTGTCGACGATTGCAAGCGATTTGAAGCTATGCGTTGAAACGGTTCAAACCAAAGCGAGCCGGACGGGATTAACGAAGTTAAGGAAGCAAATGCAAACGGTTTGCATTGAAAAGAAAACCCAATCGTTGGAAGCGTTGTCTGCAATCGTTCGTTCGAAACTAGCTGCCGATGCAGCTAGCACGCTTGAAAGGATCGACAGCTACGCATTGGACGGGATAAAGGACGAAAGCGTGAGGGAGACTATTCTGGGCAGCGTGGCGAAGCGCAGCGCACTGGTTTTCGGATGGAGTGAACAAGGCGAAGCGGCGTCCGTTTCGATCAATTTACTTGGATCGATGCCGGATCGAATCTCGGAGATTCAAGTCACGGGAGAGACTGGTTTGAAGTAAATATAACAGCGATTGTGCATCGCAGGGAAAGTGATAGTCTGCATTAGATTTGCTAATGACAGAAAAGGATTCTTTTTCCTAGGGAATGGCACACTTTATGGGGTAGAGGGTGGCACCCCCTTTGCGGGTGGGCTTCGTTTACGATACCCCCCTCAAAAATTTTCCACCTTTTTGACCATGATAAACAAAATCAAAATCGGTCAAACTGTATCTTTAACAACCGCTGAGAGGAAGTTGGCCCACTTTATCGCCAAGAATCGCAACGGCAATAATCGTCATTTCAACATTACCAACCTGAAGATCAGCGCGCAGGATTCTGCGACTGTGGATTTGGAGGGTATATGCGGCGAGATAGCGTTCTGCAAGTTGTTCAATGTGTATCCTGATCTGGATACCGACCGCGATCCTCCGCATCCGCTCTACGACGCGACAATCCCGCCACCGCCGGGATATCGCATCGATGTCAAAACAACCAAGTACGAGACTGGAAAGCTACTAGTCGATGCGCGCAAAGGGCCGAAAACCGATAGCGTTGATTTCTATGTACTGATGACCGGCTCATTCCCAGGTCCGTACACTTACCGTGGCATGATAGCGCGGGAGACGATCATCGCGCCTCATCGGATCGAGACAATTAAGGGTTATCGCTCATACGCCGCCATCCAATCGGAGTTAGTGGCCAACCCTATGGACGACACATTTTAATTGACGCGATAAGCATTTCTATCGCTCCATCCCGCGTAACGACCCTAAGCAGGGCCACGGATTGGTCATCCGTGGCAAACGTCTAAGCGGCAATGACACTCCGCATCGGAAGCGGTTGGATAATCAGCCACCGTGTGGTGGATGGATAGCCAGCCATAACGCAGGTAACGTCGGTTTACATTTTTCATCTCATG